AGCTGGTGTAGTTGGTGCTAGATTTGGAGAACCAATAAAGGCTTATGTATTAAGTTCTGATGTTAGTTCTGCTCAAGAACTAGATAGAAAAATAGACTCAACAGCTACAATAGGATAAATAAAACAAAACTTAAATAATAAAGTTACCATATTATGAAAACAATAGAATTATATATTGATGAAGAAAACGAATTTAGTGGAATAGAAGCTATAAGTGTTGTCGAGAATCCAGCAATAGAAGAAGATTTCATTGCATTAAAGAAACAACAAGTACAACTTGCTGAAGTAGATAAAGAGAAAAGAATCCTTATGGGAGCTGCTCTTGTACCTAATAAAAAAATATACAGAACTAATGGAGAAGATGAATACAATATATTCTTTAGTGAAGATACTGTTAGAAAAGCATCTGAATTATTCTTATCAAGAGGAAAGCAAAACAATTCAACTTTAGAACATGACGTTAAACTCAATGGGTTGTCTGTTGTAGAATCTTGGATTATAGAAGACAAAAAGAAAGATAAGTCTAAAAAGTATGGTTTTGATTTACCAATAGGAACTTGGATGGTTTCTGTAAAAGTAAACAATGATGAAATATGGAATGACTTTGTAAAGGAAGGTAAGGTAAAAGGATTCTCTATAGAAGGTTTCTTTGCTGATAAATTAGATGATAGACCAAGAGAAAGTGTAGAAGAAGACTTTGATGAAATGGAGGCATTATCTAAATTATATGAAATGGAAGAAGCATTCTTAGATTCACAAGAAGTAGAATTAGAATCTTATAATGATTATCCACAAGGTGCAGTAAACAATGCAAAGAGAGCTTTAAAGTATAAAGAAGAAAATGGTAGTTCTTGTGGAACTTCTGTAGGCTGGAGAAGAGCTTCACAGTTAGCTAATAAACAAAAAATAACAAGGTCCACGATTGCTAGAATGGCTAGTTTTAAAAGACACCAACAAAACAAAGATGTTCCTTATACAGAAGGATGTGGTGGTATTATGTGGGATGCTTGGGGGGGTAGTGCTGGTGTTAACTGGGCTATATCTAAACTTAAAAGAATAGACAAGAAGGTAAACAATTCAGTTACTGCATTATACTCTGAAATAATAAATGATGACTATGCTATTATAGATGATAGATTAGCATACTCTTCTGAAGAAAAAGCATTAGAAATGGCTAAAGATTTAGGATGTGAATTAATACACGAGCATGAGTATGAAGGAAAGATGTGGTATATGCCTTGTGAATCACATTCAGTAGAAGCAGGAGCTACTACTAAAAGTCCTTGTTGGGATGGTTATGAGCAAAAAGGTTATCAGATTATAGATGGTAAAAGAAGACCTAATTGTGTTAAAAAGAAATAATGAGAAGAAAGTATAAAAAAACACCAAGCAGAACAAGTCCTAAATCATCAAGAAGAGGTTGTTTGTGTAAAGATGGAACTTACTCAAAGAAATGTTGTGATGGTTCTTTACAGGCTCAAGGTATAGGCAATATAAGTGGAGAAGTTACTGTTGGAGATGAATACTACTATAGAGTACAAAGATGTGGTCATTCTATGCATAAAGAGATTCATTTACACGATACTCAGCTTATAGTAGGTAATGTTTATTACTTAGAGTTTGAAAACTCAGGTCATAGTAATTGTTATACTGTACTTAATGTTGCTTCTAGTGGAGAACACCATATAGAATCAGCTACACTGTATGATGACTGTGACGCTTGTACAGCAGCTAACTAAAAATACAACAAAAATAAAGGCTTGAGGTTATCAAGTTATACTGTTAATTTAAATCAATAATATATGAAAGCTACCGACATCGTAGACAAATTTAAGAAAATCTTACTATCTGAGACTGAAGAAGTCAAAGAGATAGAAGTAAAAGAAGATGTACAATTAGCTGAAGAAGTTATCGAAGAAGTAAAAGATGAAGTTTCTGATGAGATTCCTGTAGAGGAAATTGAAAAAGAAGATTTATACGCTACTAAAGAAGAACTTTCTAAAGCTATTGCTGAAGTAAAAGCAATGTACGACCAATTAATGGAATCAATGAGTGACGAAAAGTCTCCTGAAGTTCCACAAGAATTGAATTCTGAAGAAGTATCAGAAAAAAGTGAAGTGGAATTATCTTCACAGGAATCAGAAGTAGAGCCTATTGCTCATTCTCCTGAGTCCAATGTAGAAAAAAACAATGTTCATTTGTATGGTCAAAAAAGACCTCAAACAATAATGGATAGAGTATTAAACAAAATATCATAATAAAACCAAAACTAAAATAATTAAAAATGGCTACTACAACTTCAATTACAAGTACTTATGCTGGAGAGTTTGCTGGAAAGTATATCTCTGCTGCATTATTATCTGGTTCTACTATAGAAAATGGTGGAATTTCAGTAAAACCTAACGTAAAATTTAAAGAAGTAATCAAGAAAGTCGCTACAAGCGGACTTATTGCTAATGCTTCTTGTGATTTTGCTGACACAGGTTCAGTTACATTAACTGAAAGAATCCTTCAACCAGAAGAGTTCCAAGTTAACATTGAACTATGTAAAAAAGACTTCCGTTCTGACTGGGAAGCTATTCAAATGGGATATTCTGCATTTGATAAATTACCTCCACAATTTAGTGATTTCTTAATCTCTCATGTTGCTGCTAAAGTTGCTGAGAAGACTGAGCAAAATATCTGGAGTGGTGTTAACGCTAACGCTGGTGAATTTGACGGATTCTCTACTTTATTAGCTGCTGATTCTGACGTTATAGATGTAACTGGTTCTGCAATTACTTCTGCTAACGTAATCGCTGAATTAGGTTCTATCGTAGATGCAATTCCTTCTTCTTTATACGGACAAGAAGATATGTATTTATATGTATCACAAAATATCGCTAGAGCTTACGTAAGAAGCTTAGGTGGATTTGGTGCTTCTGGATTAGGTGCTGCTGGTACAAACTCTCAAGGAACTCAATGGTGGAACAACGGTTCATTAAGCTTCGATGGTGTAAAAATCTTTGTTGCTAATGGATTAGCTGATGACACTGCTGTTGCAGCTGAAAAATCTAACCTATACTTTGGAACTGGATTATTATCTGACCACAACGAAGTTAAAGTTATCGATATGGGTGACTTAGATGGTTCTCAAAATGTAAGAGTAATCATGAGGTTTACAAGTGGAGTACAATACGGAATCGGAGGAGATATCGTATACAGAGTAAACGCTTAATAATAATTAAATAAAGGGTGGGTTTAACCACTCACCCTTTTAATACTAACTTTTAAAAAACTAATAATATGTCTTGTAATTTAACACTATATCGTTCAGAGCCTTGCAAGGATAGCGTTGGTGGATTGGATAAAGTTTACTTTGTTAATTATGGCACAATGGGAGATATCACTTATGATTCAACAAATACAGATTCTATAGAAGCTGTTGCTGGTACTCCAAGTGCTTATGAATACGATATTAAAGGAACTTCATCTTTTACACAAAACATTCAATCTAGTAGAGAGAATGGAACAACTGCTTTTGAGCAAGTACTAGAACTTTCTTTACACAAACTAACTGTTGCTGACCACAAGGAATTAAAATTACTTTCTTGGGGAAGACCTCATGTTATCATAAAAGATAATAATGGAAACTATTTCTTGTCTGGATTAGAGCATGGAATGGATGTTTCAGGAGGAACTGTTGTAACAGGTGGTGCTATGGGAGATTTAAGTGGATACACATTAACGTTAACAGGAATGGAAAAGCTTCCTGCTAATTTCTTAGATGCTGACCCGACAACTACTGGGTTTACTGTTGTAAACTCTTAAACATAGTACACTATTAAACATAGTAGATATAAAGGGGCTTTTTGCCCCTTTTTCTATATAAAACAAAATCAATACTTTTCAGTTATCTTATTATGATAAGATTACTTCCAAATACAAATTCTCAGACGATTAACATAATCCCTAGAGACAAAACGTCTTTGTCAAGTATAAATCTTACTATAACACAAGACGGAACTAACAAAAGCGAAACACTAACAAACCTTACAGCTTCTGACAATGGAAACTTTGTTTCTGTATCATTAGCTTCTACTATACTAAAAGATGAAACTGCTTATTACTTACAATTTAGTAAAGGTGGTGATTTATGGTATAGAGATAAGGCTTATGTAACTTCTCAAACAAATGATGAAGTAATACACACATTAAACACGAACAAGTACACTGAATATGGTGCTGGTTCTGAAGACGAATACATAGTAATATAATATGGAAAATAAAAATATTAGAGTAGTCAATTTATCTGGTTATGAAATACCAGAAATAAAAGAGGTCTACGGAAAAGACTGGGTTCAATACGGAGATAACAATGATTACTTTGATGAACTTATAGATAAATACTTAGGAAGTCCTACAAACGCTAGATGTATAAATGGTATTGTAGATATGATTTATGGTAGAGGATTAGAAGCTACAGACAGTGAGATAAAACCTGAGATGTATGCTAAAATGAAAATGCTCTTGAAACAAAGGGATTTAAGACGTGTTGTAAACGATTATAAGATGTTAGGTCAAGCTGCCGTTCAAGTGGTCTATAACAAGCGGAAAACAGCCATTGTGAAGGTGCTACACTTTCCTATGGAGACTCTTAGAGCAGAAAAAGCTAAAAAAGGTCAAATTGAAGCTTATTACTATCATCCTAAGTGGTGTGATATAAAGCCTAGTGACAAACCTAAAAAAATACCTTCTTTTGGTAATGGTTCTAAAAGAGAAGTTATAGAAATATATGTATTTAAACCATATAGGTCAGGATTTTATTACTACTCTCCAGTAGATTATCAATCTTGTTTACAATATGCAGAACTAGAAGAAGAAGTAAGTAATTATCATATAAATAATATAAAGAATGGATTACAACCTTCTTTATTAATAAATTTTAACAATGGAGTACCTAATGAAGAAACTCAAGAGCTTATTGAACATAAAATATATGATAAGTTTAGTGGCTCTTCAAATGCAGGTAAATTCATACTTACTTTTAATGAGTCTACAGAAACTCAAGCAGATTTACAACCTATTCACTTGCCAGATGCTCATGCACAGTATCAGTTCTTGGCTGACGAAAGCAGGGAAAAAATAATGCTTGGTCATGGTATTGTTTCTCCTATATTATTAGGTATAAAAGATAATACAGGGTTTGGAAATAATGCAGAAGAACTTAGGACTGCTTCTATTCTTATGGATAACATAGTAATCAGACCGTTTCAACAAAACATTATAGATGGTTTAGACGAAATACTTGCATTTAATAAAATATACTTAAGCTTATACTTTGTAACTCTACAACCAATAGAATTTACAGAATTAGAAAATATTTCTACTAAAGTTAAGAGAGAAGAAGAAACAGGAGAAAAATTAAGTTCACAAGAAGAATTAGATTTATCAGATGAAGGTGCAGAAGACCTATACACTCAATTAGAGGTATTAGGAGAGGTTGTTTCTGATGAATGGGAACTTGTACATAGTGAAGCAGTAAATGATGAGAATGAAGAGTTTGATTTAACTAAACTAAGTGTATCAGAAGATGATGCTAAACCCAATAAGAGGTCAAGTCAAGATAATTCTGGATATAAAATAAGATATTCTTATGGTCCTGTAAGAAATTCAGACAAAAGCAGAGTATTCTGTAAACAAATGGAATCTCTTACAAGTAAAAACTTGGTATTTAGAAAAGAAGACATTACTCTTATGTCTTTTAAAGGACTAAACAGTGAATTAGGACATAACAAGAGTAAATACAACTTGTTTAAGTTCAAAGGAGGTAAAAATTGTCATCATTTCTGGGAAAGAAGAGTATATAAAAAGAAAGTAACACCAAATGCCGAAGTTGAAGCTTCAGATGCTGTACAAGACGGATTTAAGGAACCAAACAATCCTCAAGAAGTCGAAGTTAGACCAGTAGATATGCCAAACAGAGGTGCTTATCCAAAAACTAAATAATTATGGCACAGAAAGCACTCTTTATAACGATAAATGATTTAAAAAGAAAATCTATAATAGATGGAAATGTAGATGCTGATAAACTAATACAGTTTATTGAAGTAGCTCAAGATACACATATTCAAAACTATTTAGGAGGATTACTCTATAAAAAACTACAAGCTTTGATATTAGCAGGTACTATAGATGATGCTGATAATTCTGATTACAAGTTATTACTAGATGATTATGTAAAACCTATGCTTACTTGGTTTACACAAAGTTCCTACCTTCCTTTTGCTATGTATCAGATTAGCAATGGAGGTGTATTTAAACATAGAAGTGAAAACTCAGAAACTATTTCATTAGAAGAAATGAGAATGATGTTGGCTAAAGTTACTGAAACAGCAGAATTTTACACTAGAAGATTTGTTGACTACATGGATTATAATAGCACTTTATATCCAGAATATGTATCTTCTACAAATGGAGATATGTACCCTGATAAAGATGTTAATTTCAATTCTTGGGTACTTTAATGAAGAGTAAAAAAATAAAAACATATAAACCTAAAGAAAGTAATGTGGCTAAGTTAGATACTTTCTTACAAAAATTAAATAAAGATGGCTACACTTTCAGGAAATAAAATAAAAAATACATATCAGTCACTTGTAAAGTTTTCTGATAACGGAAATATAACAGTTGGTGCAAAACAATTAACTGATGGTTTTGGTAATAACTCGCCTATGTTTGTATCTACTACACAAGTAGGAATAGGGGTAACACCAGAATCAGGATTAAACCTTCACGTCTTTGGAGACGCTAAAATAGGTAGTAATCTAACAGTTATTGGAAACCTAGTAGTTGAAGGAAGTACTACAACAGTAGGAACAGATACATTAACAGTTAAAGACCCATTAATTGTATTAGCAAACAATAATACAGCATCAGACGCAGTTGACATAGGTTTTTATGGCAAATATACTCCTTCTGGCACTACACTATACTCAGGACTGTTTAGAGAAGCTCTAACAGGTAAATACAGATTATTTAAAGGATTAGAAGTTGAGCCTACTACAACAGTAAATACAAGTGGAACAGGATATGCACAAGCAACCTTAATTGCAAGTTTAGAAGGAAATGTAACAGGTAATCTTACTGGTAATGTTACAGGAGGTACTATTTCAGGTACTACAGGAACATTTAGTGGTAATGTAGATATTGATGGCACATTAGATGTAGATGATGTAATAAGTGTTGAGGGTTCTGCATTTGGTAGAATAGAAATAGGAGGAGCTTCAGGTGGCTATATAGATTTAAAAGCACCTAACTCTGATGACTATGATTTAAGAATAATTACAAGTTCTGGTGGTAATGAAGTAACTACAGCTACAGGTGACTTAATATTTAATACAGCAGAAACATTAGCTTTAACAATAGACACTTCACAAGATGCTACATTTGAAGGAGATATAATACTTTCAGGAACAGTTGATGGTAGAGATGTTGCTACAGATGGAGCTAAGCTAGATGGAATAGAATCTGGTGCAACTGCTGACCAAACTGCTGCTGAAATTAAAACTGCTTATGAAAGTAATGCAAATACTAATGCTTTTACCGATGCTGATGAAACTAAGTTAGATGGTATTGAAGCAAGTGCTGATGTAACTGATGCTACTAATGTATTGGCAGCAGGAGCAGTAATGACTACTGGTAACCAATCTATTGGTGGAGTAAAAACATTTAGTGACCAAGTTACAATACCTGCTACTCCAAGTGCAAGTACAGATGCAGCTTCTAAAGGATATGTAGATGCAGCAGTAGAAGGTCAAGATACTTTAGCAGAAATACTTGCAATAGGTAATACTACAGGAGGAACTGATATAGCTATAACATCAGGAGATAAGATAACTAACTTTACATCAACAGGTATTGATGATAACGCAACTTCAGAAGCAATATATATAACATCTGGGGGTAAAATAGGAATAGATGAAGATACTCCATTAGCTAAATTAACAGTAAATCAAGATAGTTTAGTAGATACTGAAGGAATAATGGTACAATCAGGGAATGATGCTGGTAATGGTGGTGTGGCTATATTTAAATCAGCGAATTTAGTTGGTTCTATAAGTGCTTTAGGTAGTAGCTCAAGTTTAACTTTTATGACCAGTGGTGGAACAACTGCTTTAACTTTAGATAGTTCACAAAACGCAACTTTTGCAGGAGATATAACACTTGGAGGAAATATTCTACTTAATGGAGGTGTTTTATATAAAAATTCTGGTTCTATAGAAATTAAAGCTGAAAATATAAGAATTAAAGGAGTAACAACTAATGAAAATTTAGCTGGATTTAATGAAAATGGTTCTGTTCAACTTTATTATGATAATGTAGAAAAACTTGCAACTACAAGTACAGGTATTTCAGTATCAGGTACAAGTTCAACTTTTGCAGGAAATGTAACTTCTACAGGATTAATATTAGCAACAAATTCAGCACCAATTTTAGAGGCTCGTTCTACTTCAGGAACTCAAAACAGTTCTTTAATTCTAACTAACATAGCAACTTTAGTAGGTGCATCAGCAGAAGGATTAAAGTTATATTATTCTGGTTCTACTGGAAATACTTTTTTAGATAGTTATTATTCAACTGGTAGTATTAATTTTAGAACAAAAGTATCAGGCACACCAATTACAGGACTTTCTATATCAGCAGATGGAAACTCAACTTTTGCAGGAGATGTAGAAATTGGAAATACTGTAGCATCAAGTATGGATGCAGGTGCTAATAATTTAGTTGTTGGTAGTGGCAGCGGTACTGAAGGTATGACTATATATTCAGGAACAAGTAATTCTGGCGTTATTTATTTTGCTGATGGTGTAAGCGGGGATGATAGATTTAGAGGACAAATAGGATATTCACATAGCGATAATTCATTTAGTTTTAGAACTAATGCTTCATCAAGTCCAAATATGGTTATAGACAGTTCTGGAAACGTAGGAATAGGAATTAATGACCCTCTTTCTAAATTACATATTTCTGGTCAAAGTGGTACAACTGGTTTACCTTCTTTATTATTATACGGAGAAAGCCCATCAACAGGACAAAGATATGGTTTTAATGTTAGTGCAGACCAATTAGATATATCTGCTTTAGGTACAAATGCAAGAATTGGATTTTTTACTGGTGGTAATGCAAGTTCTATAACAGAAAGAATGCGTATAGATAGTTCAGGAAACGTAGGAATAGGAGGTTCGCCTTCGGTTAAATTAGATGTTGTTGGTAGTGGTAAATTCCAACCAGGAATCGCGGGTGGTGATGCATTGGTAACAATAGCACAAACAAATACAAATGCTTATGTGCACGCTGGAATAAAAATAAATGCCGGAAACACAAACCCATTTTATATATATCAATCAGGCAGCTCAAATACACTAAGATTTAATTACAATAGTTTAGCTGATGCAGGTGGTCAATTAGTTATTACAGATAGCGGAAACGTAGGAATTGGAACTGATTCGCCTGATGAAAAGTTAGATGTTCAAGGAAATGTGTTAGTTGGGGATTATTTTAAACTGGGTTCAAGTGCAACTTATATGGGGCAGTTAGGACTCAACAGAAACGTATCAACTGGTGCTATTTACAATTCCTCTTATGGTGCATATCAAATACAAAATTATTTAGGTGATTTAGAATTTCAAATTTATAATTCATCAGGTAATGATGTGTGTACTCACAGATTTTTTGGTAGTGGAGATGTATTTTTTGACGGAGATGTAGGAATAGGGGATACTTCACCTTCTTACGAATTAGATGTAGATGGTACTATTAGAGCTACTGGAGATGTAATTGCTTATTCAGATAAAAGAGTAAAAGAAAATATAAAAACTATAGACAATGCCCTTAATAAAGTAGATAAACTTAGAGGTGTTGAATTTAATAAAATTGGTGAAGATAAAAAATCTATAGGTGTAATAGCTCAAGAGATAGAAAAAGTTATTCCTGAGGTTGTTAGAGAAGATGATAAAGGAATGAAGTCTGTCGCTTATGGAAACATAACAGGTGTATTAATTGAAGCAATAAAAGAATTAAAATCAGAGATAGAAATATTAAAAAACAAACCTTGTGTTTGTAATAATTGTAATTGTAAATAATGGCATTACCAAGTTCAGGAGAAATAAAGGCAAGTCAAATAAACACAGAAGCAGGTAGAAGCTCTAGTGCTAATGCTCCTTTGTCTGGTAGTAGTTCTACTCCACAAACAGGTTCTTTAGTAAAGATATATGAAGGTGCAGGTGTAAACCAATCTGCTCCACATAGCTATTCTGAATTTTATGGTAAAAGTCTTGATTTAACAGCTTTTCAAATGACTATTGGTTGTGTTGGCGATGTCGTAAGTTGTTGTAATGCTTTAGGTAATCAATCTACTTCTACTCACTATCACAATGGTTCAGGAACATATCCTGTAGTTGGAGATACTGTTTATAAAAGTAATTTAGACCCTTATTCTTTTAATTATTCGGGTCTTGGTATAAAGGCTTTAGCTCCTAATGGTCTATTGGTATTTAATGACGACAACCCTGTTGTTCAAAGCATTTCCGATTGTAATTTCTAATATATCTTAAAATAAATAAATAAATAAATATGGCAAATACTTACAACTGGAGAATAAACGCATTAGATGCTAAAATCCACGAAAACGACTTAGACAATGTAATTTATACAGTACATTGGTCTTTTATAGGTCAAGACGATTCAGAAGAACCTGTATCAGCAAGTTCAATAGGCGCATTAGGTGTGCAATA